TTGAACCAAGTGTTTATCCAAGTTTAAATCCAACTTTTGAACCAAGTGCTAGCCCAAGTGTTTATCCAACTTTTGAACCAAGTGCTAATCCAAGTGCTAATCCAAGTGTTAGTCCAAGTGTTAATCCAAGCGTTTATCCAAGTGTTTATCCAAGTGTTAGTACAAGTGCTAATCCTAGTGTTAGTCCAAGTGTTTATCCAACTTTTGAACCAAGTGCTAATCCAAGTGCTAATCCAAGTGTTAGTCCAAGTGTTAATCCAAGTGTTTATCCAAGTGTTTATCCAAGTGCTAATCCTAGCGTTAGTCCAAGTGTTTATCCAAGTGTTTATCCAAGTGCTAATCCAAGCGTTAGTCCAAGTGTTAATCCAAGTGTTAGTCCAAGCGTTAGTCCAAGTGTTAGTCCAAGTGTTAATCCTAGTGTTAGTCCAAGTGTTAATCCTAGTGTTTATCCAAGCGTTAATCCAACTTTTGAACCAAGTGTTTATCCAATTACAAACCCAACTTTTAAACCAAGTGTTAATCCAACTGCAAATCCAACTTTTGAATCAACTAGTGTTCCAAGTTCTAGTTTAATTATTGATCCAACTTTTGAACCAACACTTAGTCCAATTGCGAATAATATTTCATCAATTAATAATTTATTGAATGAAAAAACAGTTAAACATAGTAATATTAGTGTATTAATAATGACACTAGTAATCTTAATAGTATTTTTTATAATTTGTGGAATAATGATAATGTTTTACTTATGTTGTAAACCAACTATCATCAATGCCATAGAAAAGAAAAAGAAAAAACAAGATGAAGAAATGTCATTATCTACAGAGTATACTTTTAATCAAGAAAAACAAAATTATAATGAATTATCGTGTATATCAAATGACCTTGAATTAAATAAAAGTAATGATAATAAATAAATATATTGTTTATAGCTATAAAAAAGTTTTTTAATATCGTAACAATTACGAAATTAAAAAAATATGTTATTTATGATTTTTTAAGATTACAATTAAAGGGTTTTCTATATTTATGCATTAGTGGAAGCCTTACGAACAATCTTTTTCTTAGGCTTAACTTCTTCAATGGTCTGTTCCTCAGCAGGAGCCGCAGCAGGAGGAGGAGGAGGAGCAGTAACAACAGGAGCAGTGTCATGGTCACGTTCATCATCTGAATCAGCTACAACTGTAGTAGGAGCGCCGTCAGGATCAACATCGTTTTCAGGAGGAGGCAATGCCTTCATTTTCTCCTTATCAGCCGCCTTGGGCTTCAAGAAGCAAGTTCCTTCCATACTTTGTTTAGGCGTTTGAACGATTGCTTGTTTTAAATTCCAAGTAATCGAAATCTTACCATTTACAAACCATAGTCCACCACATTGAATCAAACAAATAACGTGTGTCTTAGGCTTTAAAAATTCAAGAGGTGACAAATGAGAATTCACTTTACCGTTAATATAAAGTGGCTCTTCATTTTCATCATAAATCTCAGGCTTCCAAACGCCAGACCATTGAGGAATTTTCACGGTAAGAGTAGGAGGCCTAGTCTCGTCAACTTCAATTGACCCCTTTGCCTTCTTAGGGTGTCTTAGCATAACATTAAATTTTTCTTCAATGACCTCCGCACTCTTAATTTCCTTACCAAACCATTCCTTAGAATTAATAATCGCATCAGTCTTGACCTTTTGTTCCAATGCTCTCATAGACTTCAAGAATGCCTCTGTATCAGCGTCATAATAATCGCTAGTAGGAAATTGTAGGGACATAGTCCATTTACCAGTAGGCTTACCCGTGCCTTGTTCTTGCCCTTCTTGAGCACCCCAAGTGAGCATAAGAGGTGTAGATAAAGTGAGTGATTCTTTAAAATGTTTATTATTTAGATTTACGACTTTTCCACCCGAAGCGTGTGCCTTAGGAGCCGTATAAGAGAATACATTAACATCAATATTAGTACCGTCAACGATTGCGTCAGCCATTCTTAGTATATACTATAATTATAGGGTATATCTTTAAATCAATTTTTTTTTTAAATATAAAATGATTTTAAAAACTTAAAAAATGCGTGTAAAACCAGTGTCAAAATTATATTTATTTAAATACTTATGATTGTACATGTACTTATACTTATACTTATACTAAATATATTAGAAAAAATAATAAATAATTCTTATTATATATATAAATGAGTGTTGTTTGTCCTAATGAAAAACTTATAAAAAACAAGAATGATAATAGTATAAACGAATATTATAATTTTTTGTGTGAAAATGTATCAAATAAAATGCCAGAATTAAAAAAAATGGAAAAGATAGAAAAGATAGATGAAGAAATAAATGAACATGTACCGAAATTCAATGAATTTGGATTTTTAATAAGATATAATTATAATTTACAACAATTAAAAACAATTGCAAAAACATATAAATTAAAAATTACTGGTAATAAATCACAATTAATTTCAAGAATTTATTCATTTTTATTTTTATCAGTTTCAGCAGTTAAAATCCAAAAAATAATACGAGGTTGTTTGCAAAGAAAATATATTAGTTATCACGGTCCAGCATTAAAGAATAGATTACTATGTACGAATAATTTTGATTTTTTATCGATGGAGGAACTAACAACTATTCCTAAAGAGCAATTTTTTAGTTATAAAGATGAAGATGGATTTATATATGGTTTCGACTTGATTTCACTTCATAATTTAATTTATAAATGTAATGGGGCAATTAAGAACCCCTTTAACACAAAACCAATCAATTCAAAAGTAATTGAAGAATTTAGAACATTATTAAGATTAAGTAGATTATTTAAAATTAATATTTGTCTTGAAATATCAGATATAACAAAAGAAGTATCAGATAAAAAATCGGTGGAATTACGTGCATTAACCCTATTTCAAAATATTGATGCGCTAGGAAATTATTCAAACTCACAATGGTTTTTGACATTAAACAGAATTCAATTAATCAAATTTATTAGAGAACTGGTAGATATATGGCAATATAGAGCACCACTAACAAAAGAAGTAAAATGTGCCATATGTCCTCCAACAGGAAATCCATTTATAAGATTACCTAATTATAATATTTTACATACATTAGAAAATTTAGATGATGTTCGTAAGATTATTTTAGATATTCTTGAAAAATTTGTTATGTCTGGTATAGATAAAGATAGTAAATGTTTAGGTGCGTATTATGTTTTAGGAGCAATAACTTTGGTCAATAATGACGCCGCTACATCATTGCCTTGGTTATATCAAGCAGTGTGCTATATGTAAGTAGGTAAATATATAATATTAATTTTTAATCAAAAATAATGAATTTAAATACTTTACATCATATACAATAACAAATAATATATTTAAGGCCTAAAACAATTTAAAAAGATGTTGTAGTAATATAGTATAATAGAATGCCTAAACCAAGCAAATCTAAGACTGAAGTCGTTGAGACTACCCCTGCTGTTAATACTCCTGTTGTTGAACAAACAACTGCCGCTGTAGAAAAGCCTGTTAAGGCTTCCACAAAGCAAACAAAGCCAAAGGCTGTAAAGGCTGAACCTGCTCCTGTAGCCGATGCTCCTGTTGCTACCACGACTGCTGCCGCTCCTCTACCAGATGCGGTTGAAGCCGCTGAAACTGATGCTGCTGTTATGGCGGCTCGTTCTACTGAATTTCTTGCCAAGTTGAATCAAGTAAGTTCTCTTATTAACTCTTTGAAGACTGAATATCGTTCCCTTGAGAAGCAGTGGTCTCGTGAGATGAGGGCTGCGCAAAAGTCTCAAGCCAAGCGCAAGAGAAAGTCAGGGAATCGCCAACCTTCTGGGTTTGTAAAGCCTACCAAGATTTCAGATGAACTTGCAAAGTTCCTTGAAAAGCCAACTGGTAGTGAAATGGCCCGTACGGATGTTACTCGTGAAATCAATAAGTATATTCGTAGCAACAACCTCCAAGACAAGGAAAACGGTCGCAAGATCAATCCTGATGCCAAGCTTCAAACTCTTTTGAAGCTTAAGAAGACTGACGAACTAACCTATTTCAATCTTCAAAGATATATGTCTCCTCACTTTTATAAGGCTGAGAAGGCATCGGTTGCTGCTACGGCCACTGCTTAAATAAAACAATAAATAATAAATAAATAAAATAAAAATAAAAAATAGTATTAAATTAGTAAAAATTTTTCTATTAATTTAGTATTGGTTATTCAAAAACTTATTTCCACCAATTAGTATTATTTTGGGTGTATGTTTATATTTTGGATTTTTAACCCTGTAATAAATATGATTTTTTCTATATAAAAAATACCATTCGACAAATGTATATTCAAAACAATAATTATCGTACCAATATTCTGCTGTATAAGGGTCGTAATCTTCTTTATAACAATCTTCTATTACGTATTTTATTATTTTTAAGTGTTGTGGTCGTTCTACAAAACTCAAAATTACATTGATTATTTCATTTGGTAAATATAACATATATAATTATATACATATTGTTTTTAAATTTATACTAACAAATATAAAATAAACGAAAAAATAAGTGGTAAATAACATAATAATAAAATATTATAATATATGGTGACAAAAAGATATAATATTAAAAGTGTAAAAAATAAAACAAAAAAACTGAAACATTCAATTAAACCTTCTTTAAAAGTGTTAAAATTAGGTCATCCATTATATGCTTCAAAACTATATGAGGGTTCAACTATTTTAAATTATAATAAAGAACAAGAAGAAAAATATCATGACAAATGTTTGATGCAAAATTCAAGTTGGTTTGGGGATTTAGATGTAGCAAAAAGTTATAAAACAAAAGATACACATATTTACAGATGGAATACAAAAAAGAAGACAAATTTATTACAAATAAATTCAGAAAATGAGAAATATATTATAAATATATTTAGTCGAACAAAATTAAAATTAATTCCAACTATTTTTCTTGATAAAAAACAAATAAAAAAAATAGAATATGTTCATCCTTATTTGGAAATGACATCAAATGAAAGAGCATTATATGAATTTAATTTTTGTTTTGGTTTTATTAAACTTAAAGAACAATATGAATTTATAAAATTTATTGAATACCTTATTGAAAATAAATTTATTGATATTAAAAGAAGAAACGGAAAAAGTATTTTAAGTAAATTAAAATTAAAAAAAAAATATTATGAATTTCCTTTTTTTCCCCACAAAAAAGAAAAATTAAATAGATTAAGTTTTTATGATTTTGATAAACACGCAATAATGAATTTTTGTAAAATAGTACATGAAAATAAAATAAACATATCAGGAGTTTATCAAAAAAATGTTAAAAGTTTTTGGTTTCCAGATTTAATTATTTATAAAATGAATATACAAGAATATATATTATTTAATCCACAAGATGATATTGTTTATGATAAATTGATTGAATAATCGTATATTTAAGTTGTTTTTATTCCATTTTACAAGTTATGAAATCTTCAAGGGTGTAAACGTAAACTAACAAATATGTTCTAGTAATAATTATATGTGTTTCTTTAAATAGGTTTCAAAATCATCAAAACTGTCTATTCTTAGTTTGTTAGTTGATTTCGTCTGTATATTAACAAAATCACCATCTACTATATGCGGTTGATAATTTTTTACCATATCTATAGCAATTTCTTGTTCCTCTTTAGTAAATTGAAAGTCTGTATTCAGAATATACTTGACACAGAAATTTATTGTTAGAATCTGGGTCTTCAAAATATCAACCAAACTAACAAGATAAATATTAGTTTTCAAAGTTTCATAATCATATTGATGATTATATAGATCTTTGGTTGTAAGTAACATAATTATATTTGTTAGTTCGCTTTACACCTTTTACATTTCAAACGCCTAATATAGCACCTGAATATTCTATCCAATCTGTTAATGTAAAAAATACAAAATCATCAGGTAAAATCCAATCTTTGAATTGAAGTTGATAATGATGTTCTCTTGGAATTCTTTCTAATTCATATCTCCATGTTTTATGTGTGAATTCTCTACTCATAATATCCAAAAATTCATTTTCGGTATGAACACCTGTTTTATTACAGCCAATTCCAGTATAATAAACTTTCATATATATTTTATAATAATAAAATATTTATGTTATTTTAACCTAAATAGCGGTATTTGAAATGTTAAAAGGTGTAAATACATGTATAAAAAAATATATAAATTATTTACAAAATATA